ATTTATAAAAAATAAAGTACAATTAGCATAATTTCATTTGTATTATTTACAATTTAAATATTGTTCTCCTGCTCTGCTTCTACTTGCTACATATCTTCTTATTCCACTTTCACTTACATAACTTATATAATAATATTTATTTGTTACATAAACACTATCATAATTTATTTCTTCTCCAATTGTATAGCAATCTACTGGTTCATTATTTTCTGTGCTAGGTACATTTCTTACATTTAATTTATCAACTATAACTGTAGCTACACCTGTTTCTGCATAACTTCTTTCAAATACTTCATCTTCAGTATTATTTAAGTTAAGTGTAGAGCTTGTATTACTACCCTCGTTAAATAAAGCTAGTTCTTCATTTCTCCTTCTGACTAGACCAGGTAATCTAACCCCACCACCATTTACATACAAAGGTAATTCTGCTCTTATTTCATCTAAAGTATTACAAGAACATACTGAATCTAAGCTTCCTATTCCACAATTGTAAGCAAAACTTACCAAAGCATCAAACTGATTTTGATTAAAATTGAATTTACTTACATACTTATTTACTGCATTTGCATAAACTTGTACATCTTCAACTAGTAGTCTATCTGCTTCGTCTTGAGTTATAGACATACCTTCATATACATTCTTTGTATGCCCCCAGCCTATCGTAAGCACATTTGCTGGGCATCTATATGCAGTTAATCTGCATCCTTCGTAAGATTTTATTAAATTAAGTCCTCTTTCTGATATATTCATAATAAATTTCTCCTTACATTCTTATTTGTTCTTTGATTTCAACGACATTATGTTCTATACTATTTATTTTGATAGAAAATTCATTTATAAGTAATCTGTTGCTTTCTGCGAGCTCTTTATTTGCTTCTAGTAGCTTTTCGTTTACAATTCTATTTTTTTCTATAGAAGCGATAAGCATATCTCGCTCTTTGTTGTTTCTTTCTCTTATTTCTGCGTCAACAGCAGCCTTTTCTTTATCTTTTTTATTTATATACCAACCTAGAGCAGCTATCCCAGCAACAGGTAAGCCTAATGTATTTATCACTTCGTTAAGAAAGTTTACGTCCATCTTTCTCTCTTTCCTTTCTATTTATAATAAAAAGACTACTTAAATAATAAGTAGCCTACTTTGCACATATATAATAATATCCAGCAGCCGCAGTTTCATTTGGTAACTCAAATGTTTCAACCTGAATATTCTCTAAATCGTCAATTATCCTATTTGGATTTAATTTTTCAAACAGTTCTGGATAATCTGTATTTGTTACGGTTTGTCCGTTTGCCTTTAGCCATGTATTCATTCCATCATCAAGAGTATTCCCTGCATCATAAGATATGTTTTTGTATTCACCTATTAAAGTTCTAGGATACATTTGAGTAACTTTTTCTAATTCAAATCTTGTTACTAATTCCGAAGTTGTACGATGTGTTACTTTATAAGGAAATACCTTGTGTGGAAGCTTATTTTCTGCAACACTTTGGTTTACATGAGGTGTTTGAGCAGATGACCAAACGCTATTAGAATAACTATTGTCTGTAGCATATGCTAATCCTATTCTAACATTGCCTCTTACAGTCCTTGGTTCGACAATGAATCCAAAACCTACAACTTGGTTAAATTGTTGATTCACTTGTATTCTAATACATTTGCAACCGACCATATCTATATCTTCAACAGTATGTGGTTTTTGAAATTCAGGGGCTTTGATTACCACGTTGCCATTATTGATTACAAAGTATGTAGCATTGATGGTGTCTCCTACTTGTGCATTAGCGATAGGAACTATTAAGCTATCTACACGTTTGCTAGTTTCAGTAAACTTGTTATGGACAGTAACTACATAATGATTATTATTAAACACCTCGTATCTTCTATTGGCTGAACCAACTTCGTTAAATGTTGCTATAGTAAAATCTCTTGTAACAGTTGGACTATAAAAGTCAAAATCATTTTTATTAGTAAAATTATTGACATTGTTTTTGTTTATAAGTCCGTCTGGCAATACGCTATTAACAAGTTTTCCATTACTTAATCTAGGTATTTTGTTAGCATCATTGCCTACTTCCGATGTGTTTACTTTTTCATCTAACACCGTTTTTATAGTTTTGTGTGTGCTACTGTTGATATCAATATTATCTGAATATATAGTTACTGCATTATTGCTAACAGGTTGTCCATTAATTCTTTTTGCTATAGTTGTAGGCATCATATTGTCATTAAGTTTACCATTGCCGTCAAGCTTTGCTATTTTGTGCTCTTGTCCAGTACCTCCAACATTTGATGTATCAGAAGTATTTACCTTACCGTCTATAGCCTCTTTCATATTAGTAGTACTATTAGCATAATATTTAATATGTTCAGCATAAATAGTAACATTGCCATCAGAGCCTGGAGCAATATTATTGACCCTTTTTACTGTTCCATTGCCGACACTTAAAAATAAGAAATCTCTATCAAAATTGTCGCCTGTTTCTCCAGAAGGTCTACCTTTATATATGTGAATCGAGCCATCATTAAGAGTAACAATATCTCCTCTATTAATTTGTCCTACTCCAGTTCCTATCAAAGACAAAGCGTTGTCCTTGTTTGTAGCTGGAATTACTTCATTTAATGCTATAGCAGGAATCAAACTCTCATCTAGCTTGCCGTTGTTAGACAGTTTTACTAATTTTCCAACATGATCGTTGCCGCCCACAGAAGTAGCTTGATTGACAGTATTATACGTATTAATAGCTTTTTCAAAGCCTTCTTGAATACTTAATCCTTGACCTATTATTAAGGTTTTTCCTACGTAATTAGTGGAATTAGGCTGCAATCTGGTTCCCACTCTAGGCATACCATTGTCCCCTCCAGACGCTATTACATTAGCGTATCTTGCTTCGTGCCACACCATGCCTTTTGCACCAACCATAAAATAAATGTTTTTATCGAAAATCCTATTAATTGGAATACTTATAATTTTGCTACATGATATTTCGCTATAAGTGTTTTCTGTAGCCACTGCAGTTCCTTGAACAATTAAATGTTCTATGACGGTATTATCATTTACGCCAACAGTTCCAACATTCACACCGACTATTTCTGTCCCAACTTCTATATTGTCCCCAAGTCCAATAATTAGCTTATCCACGAACGTGTTTGCTGAAACACTGAATGAAGGTGTTGCTGAATAAATATTCGTTCCAGGAGACGGTTCAGTTGCTCTAGTATTGTTAATAGTAGACAAAATTGCAGTATTTAAATAACCATCTTCAAAAAATATTTTTTTAAAGTTATTTGAAGATGTAAAGTTATTAAATTCACTTGTTCTAGCCATATCACTTAATCTTTCTTTTAAACTAGAACCTTTTCCTACAATAGCTACTTTCCCAAAATAATTACTAGTGTTTGGAGATACTCTTGAACCTGGACTAGGCATATTATTCCCGCCCATTACATTATAGCCAGTCCCACTATTCCACAACATGCCTTTAGCTCCAACCATAAAATAAATATCTCTATCAAAACTTCTATTAACAGGCACAATTACTACCTTGCTAGAACTTAACACACTATATCTATTTTCTTCAACTTGTCCAACACCTCGTGTAATTAAATGCTCTAATACAACGTTATCTGTGCTTATTGTACCTACATTTATGCCAGTTACAGTTGACCCTATATCGGAATCTTCTTTTAATCCAATTACTATACTTGCTACATAAGTATTGGCTGG